ACCGGCACGCTCGATTCCACCAGCAACGTGACGTACAGCCTCACGATCGACGCCAATTCGAGCAACACGCCTTTTGGCAACCTCGACCCGAGCTATGTGGCGGTGGGCTCGGGCCTCACCGATAACAACGCCCAGGTAACCATCTCGAGCGGCTCGTAGGCCAGGGACGAAAGGGAGAGAACGGAGAGACTATGGACCTCGCAGTACACAGCACTTTCAAGCCTGGCTGGACCAACCAGGGCGATGTCGACGCGCATCCGCTGCTAGCTGGCTTCGGCGCTGCAGGGCGCCGGCGCAACGAGCAGCACAACCGTCGCGTGATGGAAGCGGCCCGTCTGTACGCGGACTGCCTCAACGGCCGCGAGGACCTGTTCATTTGGAAGCAGGCCATGAGGCCGACCCATGAGGTAGCCGTCCGCTACCTGATGGAAAAGTACCCCTTCCTGTATCCGCCTGACGCGGGCGGCAGAGCGCTGGGCACCAACAGTTCCATCGGATTGCGCGAAACGATGAGCGTCACCGACTACCAGGCGCTCTTTGTCGACGTGCTCGACCGCATCTACTACGGCTTTTATTCGGCCTATCCCATCGTCAACAAGTCGATGGTGCGGCTGCACACGCTGCGCGACTTCCGCGTTGTCAGCCGCTACCTGCTGGACGGCGCGGTCACCCCGCTGACTTCGATGGACGCCGCGGCGCCGCCTCCTCAGCGCGCTCTCTACGGGCCCGTGCCGCAGGACGGCGCGACCTACGGCCCGTCGACCTCGACGGCGCCGATTCAGTACCAGCCCTTGCTCTGGCAAGCCATGACCTCGGTCAACTGGCGCGCCTTCGTCAATGACGACTTGGGCATCTTCAAGGACCTGGCCAACCGCCTGGCGATCGCCGGCAACCGTGGCATCTCGAAGTACATCACCACGCTGTTCGTCGACAACACCAATGGCCCGAACGGCAACCTGTATACCTCGGGCTACGCCAATCAAATCAAGACCGCCAACGGCGCCGCCTCGAACAACCCCGCGCTGAGCATCCAGGGCATCCAGGACGCGCTCAAGGTGCTGGCTGGGATGAAGGACTCGGGCGGCGACCCGATCCTGATCGGCGGGAAGCTGATTTGCTTCTATGGTCCGAGCTACGCCGCAACCGCGAAGAACCTGCAGAACATGCTGCAGAGCTGGATACAGGTCGAAGGCGGCACCAGCAACGCCCAGGGCTTCCCGGCGCAGTTTGTCCAGTCGACCAACTGGGCCATCCAGAACATGGAATGGGTGATGGACCCTTACATCCCCATCGTGGCCTCGGGCGTCAGCGGCAACATCGCGCAGACCCTCTGGGGCATCGTGGTCGACCCGCAGGCTCAGAATCGGCCTTGCGTCGAGGTTGGCTTCCTGCAGGGCTTCGAGACCCCGCAGCTCTACCAGCGCGTGCCGACCACTCAGCGCATCGGCGGCGGTGTCGAGCCGATGATGGGCGACTTTTTCACCATGGACCAGGACATGAAGATTGTCACGGTTTTCGCCGGCAAGCAGATCGACGGCCGCTCGACCGTGGCATCCACGGGCGCCGGCAGCTAACCCGGCGGGGTGACGATGGATGGGGAGCTTCAGCTACAGCTTCGGGGCCAATCCCCCCATCGACTACCCGAGGCTGCTGGTCTCTGACACGCAGCAGTTTGCCGCAGACGGTGTCACGCCCATCTTCATCTTCTATGACCAGGAGATAACGGCGTTCACCAACATGCAGGCGCTGCAGTTTCAGTCCAGCATGTTCTACTCGGGCTCAGATGGTCAAAACCTGCCGTCCTCGCCAGTCTCCTACCTGCGGATCGCGGCGCTGATGTTGGATGCGATCGCAGCGAACAAGTCGAGGCTGGCCAGCGTGCAGCAGCTGCTCGACGTCAAGCTGAACCCGGAGAAGGCCGCCCAGGAGTTGCGCGCGACGGCGGCCGAGTATCGCAAGGTGGACGACGAAAGCGGAGCGTTCGCCATTATCGAGCAGTGTTCGGACTACTGGAGTTTCAAAGATCGCTTCTGGAAGCAAGTGCAGCGGCAGAGCGGCGTCTAAATGAATCAGTCGCTTACCTACGAGTTCGACCAGGTCATGGCGCAAGCCACGTCGGCGGGCACGTTCGTCTCCAAGGCCACCTTCCAGACGCGCACCAACACCACCAGCGCGGCCGGCCAGGTCGACCTCACGGACTGGAACAACGTTGCCGGCCTGGTAAACATCCCGTGCATGCTGTCGGTGGAAAGCGTGTTCCGGCCGAATCAGGCCGCAGTGGTGCGCAACCCGAACGACTGGAAGACGCTAGGGCTTCTCCATCTGCTGCTCAATGGCTACTACCCGGGAGCGCTGCAGCAGTACACGGTGTTGGTGGACGGCAACAGGTACGAAATTATGGCGGTCGAGTTCGACTCGCAAAAGCAGCAGACCCGGCTGGGTGTGAGGTACTACACACAGTGAAGCTCATCGTGCAAATGTCGACGGTCGGGCTCGCGGCGAAAGTCAGCTACCTCATCAACGCGGCACGTGCGGGCCTCAAGACGAGCGTGCCCGAGGCCGCCGACCTGTTCGTCCAGGAAGAAAAAACTTGGTGCCCGTCGAGACCGGCCGGCTGCGCGACTCTATTCATGCCGAAACGGTCGAGGAAAGCGACCAGCGCCTGGTGATGCAGGTAGCGCCGTGCTACGAGGCGGCCAATGAGTACGGCTTCGATCCGCCTTACGCGCGGCGCATTGAGTACGGCTTTATGGGCACCGACAAACTCGGTCGGCAGTACCACCAGGCCGCGCAGCCCTACGTGCGGCCAGCCTGGGACACGCAGCAGCAGCCGGCCGCCCAGACCATCAAAGAGGGCGTTTACAACGCTCTCGATGATGCCATGGCGAGCGTGGCGGCGCGGAGGACATGAACCTTGAAACCGAAATTCGAGCCGCTTGCCTGGCTGACAGCACTTTCACTGGCGCTCTCGCCGGTGGCCTGTTTTGGATCCGGCTACCCCAGAATCCTACTTACCCGTGCGGCATCTTCCAGCGCGTCTCGACCGTGCCCATCTATGCACAGAACGTGCCTGGCGGAACGCAGGCCCACGTGGGAAAGGCGCGCTACACCTTCAAGTTTTGGAGCGTCAACGGCGATGCAGCGACCGAGCTGCAGACCATCGTCCAGGCGTTGCTCGACGTGCTCTCGAAGCTCAACGCTTTCGCTGTGCCAAATTCGCCGCCTGTCACCAACCAGGCGCCCAGCTTCGTGCTCAACGAGCGCGATGGCATCGAATCACAGATACAGCCTCAAGCCTTCTGGCGTGAAGTCGACGTGGCTGTCTGGTACCAGGATCAGTAAACGAAAGGAAGGGACTAGGGTATGACCCCGATTGCGCAACCTGCCATCAACACCTTAATTCAGTGGGCCGACAACAACTCGCCGCCCAACTACAACACCGTCGCCAACGTGGGCGACATCACCGGCCTCGGGATGTCGGCCGCAGTGGTCGATGTGACGAGCCACTCGACGTCCATCCCCTGGCGCGAGAAAATCACCACGCTGCTCGACGCTGGCCAGCTCAGCTTCAAGCTGTACTTCATCCCGATGGACTCGGGCCACAAGCAGCTGCTGAGCTTTTTCACCACGCGCACCCTGGTGAACTGGCGTATCACGTTCCCCGACCAGGACGCGACCAAGTACAGTTTCTCGGCCTACGTCTCGAAGTTCACCATGAGCGAGCCCGTCGCTGGCGTGATGGAAGCCGCCGTGACCTTCGACACAGTCGGCCAGCCCAACTTCGCGGCGTCGTAAGAGCAGGAACGGCGCCGGAAGCGAGAGGACGGGCGCGCTCGGTGGTGCGGCGCGCCCGTTAATCATTTTTCAAGGAAAGGGCCAACCCATGACAGACACAGCTTTCGGGCATCAGGTAGCCCTTGCGGCGCTGTTCGTGTACCTGCTGCAGCTGGCGAAAAAATCCAACTGGCGCATCTTCGCCTGGGTGGGCGACAACACCGACGCGGTGAACCGCACGCTCTCAATCCTGGCGGGCATCGTCACTGCGGCCGGTGTTACGATCAGCGTGCAAGGTGGCTGGACGGCTGGCGGCGGCGTGTTGATCCAATGGCCAGCCGCGGCGGCGATGGCCAACGGAGCAAGCCACGCCGTGCTTCAGATCGCGTTGCAAGAGGGCATCTACCGCAAGTATTTCAAACAGTGACGGCCTGGTGTATACTAGTGCGCAACCATGCAACCAGTCACCACACCCACGCAAGGCCCGACCATCACGCTCAAGGGGAAACAGTACGAGCTGAAGTTCCGGCTGTTCGACCTGCTCGAGCTGTGGAAGAAATATCAGATCGACATCGCGCAGCCGGCCGGACTCAAAGGCGCCGCGGCTCTCGATCGCGTGCCCTACATGCTTGCCGCGGCGATCGCCCACACAGGCGAAGAGCTGACGCCCGAAGAGATCGCCAAGGACATCGACGTTGGCGACCTGGCTGTCTATGTCGAGGCTCTGAACGAAGCCCAAAAAAAAGTTTCCCCGGAAGCTCAGGCAGCGGCCGGCCGGTTGAAGGCGCAGCAGCTGCCGGACGGCCCGAATGGTGTGCCAGCGCAAGCGACGGACTGACTGACTTCGAGGCCCGCTACCTCCAGCTGTTCGCCGCAGGCGTCTATGACCTAGGGCTAGCGCCTGAGCTGTTCTGGCAGCTCACGCTGCGCGAGTTGCAAGCGATGTTTGATCGCCACCTGGACGCCGAAGAGCGCAAGGACCGCAGAATCGCACTGCTGGCCTGCATGTACGCCAACGCGCACCGGGACGAAAAAAAACAGCTACGCCCCTTCACGATCAGCGACTTCATGCCTGGCCGCTCGCGGCCCTTTCCGGTACAAGGCGCAGGACCTACGGCGCCGTGCCCCGAGTGTGGCACCCCGCGCTGGCAGGGCCATCTGCCTGACTGTGAGCTGGGCCGCATGCGTTTTAGCGGCCAAGTAGCCGACCTGCGCGAGCGTCACAACAAAGCGATGGAGCAACGGCTTGGCTGATCTTTCCAGCTTGGGCGACCTGGTTATCAGCGTAGGCGCCGACCTGTCCCCGCTCGAGCAGACCCTCAACCAGGTGCCCACGTTGGCCGCCACGGCAGCAACCTCGCTAAACACTGCGGCCGATACGGCACTCTCGAGCTGGGAACAGGTCAACACGCAAATCGAGGGCGTGTCGGCGGGCTTGGCGAACCTCGGCGCGGCCGTCGACCTTTCGGCTGTCGAGCAGTCGTTTGCCGGCCTGGATGGCGCTGCAGCCAACGCGGCCGAAGGCCTGCAAGAGACGGCCGATGCGGCCCAGGCCGTGGGCGACGTTGACACTTCGGGCGTCGACGAGCTGGACACTTCGCTGCAAGCAGTAGACGGCTCGGCTGGCTCGGCAGCCGACTCGCTTGAGCAGATGGCTCCGGCGATGCACGAAACCGCCGAGGCCAGCGGCGAGGGCGAATCCAGCCTGTCTGAGTTCATCGCCACAGCTCTCGAGCTGGGCGGCGTTGTCCTTACTCTTGAAGCGCTCAAGGAAGCGGTCGTAGGTAGTGTCGAGGCCTTCGGCGAGTTCCAGCGCGCCGGCGAAGCGCTCTCAGCCATCACGGGCGATGCCCAGGCGGCCAGCGAGGCTCTCGAAAAACTGCCGGCTCTTGCCGACGCTATCGGCCAGAGCATCCCCAGCCTCGAGGCGGCACAGCAGAAGTTCGCGCTGTACGGCGTGTCGCTCGAGCAGATCCCGCCGCTGTTGGAGTCAATCGCCAACGCCAGCGTAGCGAGCGGCCAGAGCTTCGACACCGTGGCGGCGGCGTTTGAGCGCATGGACAACACGGGCGTGCTGATGGCCCGATCACTGCAGCAGACCGGCCTGAGTTTCTCTGACATCGCCAACGCCATGGGCATGACCGACGCCTCCAGCAAAGACGTGATCGCGGCTTTCAAGGCGCTAGGCGACGGCGCTGATGGTGCAGCTGCTCGCGCTCAGGTGCTCAGTGACGCCACGCAACGCCTAGGGCCGATCGCGCGCCAGACCGCCGACGATGTGCAGGGCAGCTGGACTCAGTTAGGCAATGCCGTACACGAAGCGGCGGTGAACATCGGCGACTCAATCGCCATGATCGGCGGCGGCGAGGGACTGGAGCTGATTAAAGATGCCATCAAGGGCGTCGAGACCTTCATCGTCTCCATGATTGGCTACGTGCAGCAGGCGGTCGACGTGCTCACCGGGCTCTACCACGTGGCGCTGGACGTCGTCACCGGCATCGCCCAGGCTTTGAAAGACGCAGCCACGGGCGACTTCAGCAAAGCCTGGGACGATTTAAAGCAGAATGTCAGCTTAGTCGGCTCGGATGTTCACGACACCATCGCCAAAATGGGCGACGACTGGACGGCAAACGGTCAGATTATTGATAAAATATGGGCGAATAACGCTGCGTCCTCCCATAATTCCCTTAGCCAGACCGCCAAAGACGCAGCCGACACTGCGCAAACCGTTACCGACCTCGGAAATGCAGCCAAAACGGCAGGCGATGCGATCGGTGCAGCGACCCAGCCGACCATGGCTCAGCTCACCAAAGGAATGAGCGACGCGCAGATTGCGGCCCACGCGCTCGGCATCGAATTACTGGAAGGAACCAAGCCCGGCGCCGACGCGCTGGCGTCTGGCATGGAAATCCTGAAAGGCGGCGCCGACGACGCCGGCCAGTCTTTCGCCGGCCTCGGTACGCAAACGGTTAACTACTCGACTGCGATGAAGGAGGGAATCTACCAGACCAATCAAGAGATCACTGCCCTGCAGCAACTCGCTTCAGCAGCACCGGGAGCCGCTGCAGGCATGCAGCAGGTCGCGAGTGCGGTTTCCCAAGTGGCCAGCGCCGCGCAGCAGGCTTCAGGCTCTGTGCAGAGCCTAGGCCAACAGCTGGACCAGACCATGAATGCGCCCATCGGCGGGGGCAAGGGCGGGGGGCTGAGCATCAGCCTGAAGCCTGGCGACATGTATACCGACCGTACCTATAGCCCGTTTCCGCTCGGCGCTCCGTTTTCCACATCGGTGTTCGGCGGCAATCCGCTAGGCAGTGCGGCGCCTCCTGGCACATCATGGACGATGTTCGACCCGGGCGACTACGCCAAGCAGCTGCAGCAGCAGATTCAGCAGCAAAACCAGGCCTCCCAGCAAACCACGCAGGCCGCAAGCGCGCTCACGACCGCAAGTACGAACCTCAGCAGCATGGCCGCGGCCATCCAGGACGCCGAGAAAGCCAACGCGCTCGAGGAAGCCGCCGCCAAGGCCTTGGGAACAGCATCCTACGCACAGCTCAAAGCGATGGCTGACGCCGCTGTCCAGGCCTCGACCGACGAGATGGACAAGCTGCAGGGCCTCTCGAGCACGCTGTCGACCACGACCACGGCTCTGCAGACCCAGGTCACGGCGACCAATACGGCCACTAGCGCCATGAGCGACCTGGGCGTGATGGGCACTCAATTGACTGCCGTCTTTGCCTCGGCGAGCGTGGCGGCCAGCTCGCTAGCGACCTCGGCAGCGAGTGCGGCGGCGGCCGTCGCGCCGGCGGGCGCGATCGGCACCATGGGCACGCCACAGTTTTTTGCGCCCTCAGTGCCGAGCTACGGAAAAACTGGCCCGGGAGAGACCGGCGGGGCGGGCGGCTCGGAAATGACAACCGAGCCGTGGCTATACGGTGAGGGCGGCTACACTCCGCAACCGATGCAGCTGAGCGTCGACCTGCGCAATGCTAACATCGTGGGTCAGAACGCGATGCAGAATTTGTCGGATGCCATGGCCAACGCGCTGGTCTCTCAGCTCGCATCCATGGGCATCCGGCTGACGAGGCAATAAATGTCTGACGTTTCTTACAGCTACTTCAAGCAGCAGCTGCTCGACGGTGCCGCCGACCTTCTGACGGCGAACCTCAAGCTGGCGCTGGTGCAGATCGGGTCGGGCCACTACAACGTAAGCCCGTCAACCGATCAATTCTTGAGCGCGATCTCGGCCGGCGACCGTGTGGCCATCTCGCCACAGCTGACGACACCGTCGACGACCAGCGGCGTGTTCGACGTCGGCAACACCGTTTTCGCGGCCGTGCCCCCAGGGCCAGCGTGCGGCGCGCTGGTGCTGTTCATCGACACCGGCAACCCAGCCACCAGCCTGCTGATCGCCTACTTCGACAGCTATTCGGGGCTGCCTGTCACGCCCAATGGCTCGGACATCAACGTCAGCTTTTCGACTGGCGCCAACAAGGTCTTTGCCTTGGTAGGATAGGACGAAATGGGTGCACGTCTCATCAAACAGCACAAGCTTACCGAGCAGGCCCGGCGCCTGCGTGTGCTCAAAAAAGACGCGCGTGTCAAGCCCGGTGCCGTGAGCGTCACTGTGGTGCAGGACACGCGCGACGGGCACATTCTCGCTGTTGGCGCCGATCGTGACGCCGCAATAGCTTGGTGCACCAGCCATCCGAACGCAGGGCAGTACGCTGAGCTGATCGACATGCAGCTCGAGGTCTGACGATGTCCCTTTCTGTCGGTACAGTCTGGGAGGTCCGGCCGACAGCCGGCAGCGACACCAACGGCGGGGGTTTCGTCGCTGGCGCCTCGGGCACAGACTACTCGCAGCAGAACGCAGCGAACAGCGGCGGCAACAATTCGAGCACCGCTGACGCTGTGGGCGCCGGCAGCACTACCCTCACCAGCGCAACCGCCAGCTTTACTTCGGCCATCGTGGGAAACATCATCTACCTGCATGGCGGCTCGGGCTCGCTGGCCGCTGGCTGGTATCAGGTGACGGCCTTCACCAACTCGACCACGATCACGCTGGATCGCTCGGTAGCCTCAGGTACGGGCATCACCATGAACATCGGCGGTGCGCTCGCCACCATCAGCCAGGCCAACACCAACCTGCAGACCGGAAATACGGTGTACGTGAAGGCGAGCGGGACTTACACCGTCACTGCCAGCATGACGATCACCAACCCGACCAACCCCGGCCTGGTAACGTCCTACATCGGCTATAGCTCGAGCCGCGGCGACGGCGGCCAGGTGACCTGGACCACTGCGACCAACTCGACGTCGCTGGTTGTGGTTGGCGGATCGGGTGCCATGAACTGGCTCTTTCAAAACTTCGCCTTTACGACCACGGCAGCGACTAAGGCGACCTGCTTTGACGGCGGCCTCTCTTCCACCGGCTTCATGATGCGCATTTCCAACTGCAGCTTTTCGAGCTTCACCGTCGCGCTCGGGCTGGGTTACGTGAACAGCGTGCACTATGAACTGTGGGGGCTGTTTGTCGACAACTGCGAAATTTCAGGCTGCAGCTCGCACGGCGTCAGCTGCTCGTGGGGCACCTTCCTTTTTGGCTGTTACATCCACGGCAACGGCGGCGACGGCGTGCACGCCACGGCGATCGGATCGGGCGGCGGCGCGACCTCGGGACCAGTGGCCATCGAGCGCTGCGTGATCTACAACAATACCGGCATTGGCTGCTACACCGACGACCAGCTGCCTAGCTGGTTCCAGATTGTCAACTCGGTGATTTACGGCAACGGCAGCGACGGAATCCAGCTGGCGGGCGGCTCGGGTGAGCCGAATTG